TGAATAATGCCGCCGTAACTTACATTGACAATCAACCGACGGTTAATATTGAAATGGGTGGGCAGGTTCAAGATATTTTAGAAGCCTTAGGATTTAGATCTTTAAGTGGTAACCGTATTTTTCCCGTATCTAATAATTTAAAAATAAAAAAGGAATTAGGACGAGTTTTTAAATCGGGCGCCAATTTTGACAATTTAACAACGCAGCCCCATTCGTTTATTTTGGCAGCTCAAGAGCCTATCACTTTTAGATATAGAACTCAAACTGGATCAGAGGGGGCAGACATAACAGATATAACGCCCGCAATTTATGATTTAAACGGGACAATTACACCCGTAGCTGCTACGGCAACGCTAGCAACTATTCAAAGAGTTTACATCTTTCAAGATGGGGTAATTAGAATACAACCGGGGCAAAGAGTTTTTACATCTTTGAATTCCGCAATTACAGCGTTAAATTCAGACGTTTTCGTAACTGATTTGGACATCGCTGAAAATGGTTTATATCTTGGCGCAATTGTGTTAACAAGAAATACAATAGATTTAAGCAATATCTCACAAGCTATATTTGCGCCTTCTATTGGAACAACTGCTAACGGGTCAGTTGCATCCCCAGCTTTAGGATATACGGCGGAAGATGTGGCTAACAAACAAAACAACTTAGCGGTTGATGGAGCGGGCGCAAAATATCCAACTGTTGATGCAGTTAATGCGGTGTTAGGAGTAAAACAAAACATACCGCGTTTAGTTTCGGCAAGCACAACCGCTTTAAACAACGAAATTTTACACGTTACAGCCGATGCAACTATAACCGATGTGGTTGGCGACGTTGCAGGTAATTTCTTTACCGTTCGTGTACTTGGCGGTATTGCAACAGTTGGCGGTGTGGCTTATGGCGTTGGCACTTTAATTACAAGAAATTATGACGGCACGGTTTGGGGTAGTCAGGTAAGTGCTGGATCTAGTGTTGTCATACAGAACCTAGTAAAATTTACACATACAGGAACTACTGTTATAACTAAAATTGCCGAACTAATAGTACCAAGCCATGTAATAAAAGACGACGAAGTTTGGGAATTAACCGCAATGTTTTCGAGAAACGCAACACTATTTACAAACCAAGCAAGTTGTTTTATTAGAGGTGTAGGATTTCCATCAGAAAACAGTTTCGCTAACGGATTTGTTTCTAATTGTCCAATTGGCACTAATATCCTGGCAAGTGTTTTAGTTAAAAGAAGATTACTGTTTAGAGAAGGCGAAGTCAATAGAACGAGTGAAAGTGGTGGCTTTGTAACTGACAATGTTGTAGGTATACGGAGACGTTCGGGATCTGTAGATTTGACACAAGAAATTGTCATAGAATTTGGGATTCAATTAACAAACGCAAACGATACGGCAAACTTTGAATTTGCAATTTTAAGAAAAATAAGTTAATTATGAGAACACTATACCACTTATACAATTTGGAATTTAAGATAACGCACGCTGAATGTTTCAATACAGGCGAACAGCCAAAAAATGCAGTTTATGTAGAAAATATGAGTTTTATAAAGCCTATGTTTAATGCAGATACTTTAGAAGTATATGAAGGCGCAATCCAAGAAGACTTGTTGTTTTTAAAAAATTCAGAAATAGAAGCTTTGAGAAAAAAAACAGAGACCGAAATAGACGCTTTTATTAGTCCGTACGTTCAAAAACTTATTTTGAGGCAAGTTGAAATTCCTAGTGAAATTATGCAAGAATACAACGCTATGCGGGCAGCGTATGGAATTGAAAAACAAATAATATTAGACAAATGAAATTAACCGACTACGCTAACGAAATAAAAACCCTACTTTACAGTTTTCTATTTTACTTAAACATAGACCGCGACGTAGCAATTATATTAATAGTGTTTATATTTACGGATATGCTTATAGGGGCTTACAAAAGCGTAGCTCTTCCAATGATGAAGTTTAGTATTGAGACGTTCTGGGCGGGTTTAATTAAAAAGTCAATACTACTTATAATTGTCATGGTTTTAGCGTTAACAGCTAGAGGCTTAGGCTTTGCAGATTTCAGGCTTATGGTTACGACAGTGATAAAGATAATGATACTAAACGAGTGTATTTCAATATTTAACTCATGCAGGTCTATTTTAGATAAAAAACAGCACAAGTCAAGCGATTTTATTAGTAAATTAATTGAAGTAATCGGAAATTATTTGCTTTTTTACATTGATAAACTCTTTAGTTTTTTTGATAATAATAATTTAAAAGATAAATAAAATGAAAGTAGCAATAGTAGTGGGGCATGACAAAATAGAACAAGGCGCGTACAGCAACTTGCTAAAACAAAGTGAGTTTGCGTATAATTCAGAAGTTGCTAAACTTACGGGGTGGAATACCTATTTCAGAGATACAAAGGGTGGTTATTCCACAAAGATAGCTGAACTGTCTAAGCGAATAAACGCTAAACAATATGATTTAGTTATAGAGCTTCATTTTAATTCATTTAACGCTATCGCTAACGGTTGCGAGGCGTTGTACTTGAAAGGGAGTGTAAAAGGTCAACGCTTTGCAGAAATGTTTACAGCACGAATAGTACAAGAATATGGCACAATTCCCCGTGGTGCAAAATCTAAGATTGAATCTGATAGAGGTGGTTTATTTTTAAAATCAATTCACGCCCCGTGCATAATTTTAGAGCCCTTTTTTGGCGACAATAAAGAAGCGTTACTTTTTAAGTGCCATTCTAAATATGCTGAAATAATTAAAGATATATACAGATGAAAAATTTACTAATAATTACGCTATCACTTCTATTGTTTAGTTGTGGTGCTCGAAAGTCAAACAAGTCTAAAATTGAGACGGTCAAACAAACAGAACTTGCCACAGATACGGCAACTAAAACTGAGACGCTTGTAGATACTAAAACAGAAAAACAAGCCCTTATAGAGGCTAAAAACGAGAGCGAAAAACTAGAACCTATCGACAGTTCCAAGCCTATAATTAAGACGCAAAGCACTAAGGACGGAACCACTACAACAACGTGGCAAAACGCAAAAGTTGACCGATTTAGCGATTCAAAAAAAGAGGTAGTAAAACAAATTAAGAACGATAAAAGTAAATTACTGCAGCAGTCCCAAAGTAAAGTATCTTTAAAAATCAAAGAAAATACTGAAAATATTAAAAAAGAAACCCAGCGGGAAAACTATTCGCTGTGGTGGCTTTTACTTTTAATAATTCCAATTTTATACTTTTATATTAAATACAAAAGCCACCCAAATTAAGTGGCTTTTTTTGTTTAAAGGTTAATTCTTTTTTAAAAAACGATAAACTTGCTTATATCTACTAGTTAGATGCTATTTTAATAGACAGCACGTTTAACAAATCCGAAAATATCGACAGATGTTTTAACCATTATTTATTTATAGTATTTTACACGAAACAAAATATTGTCTTTATATCTTTTTATTTTCATTGTTTTTTCGCATTTTTCAGAACATCTTGTTCTGTTAATATTTGTTTCGTATTCCACGCCACAACATTCACATTTAGACTTTTTAAAGTCGATATTTCCTTTGTATTTATTTATTAAATATTTCATTTTGTTTATAATTTAGGAAAGAAAAACAACATATAACAGCTTGTATAAAAAATGGCGGGTTTAGTGCTATTTAGAAACATTTTTGCTATATTCAACTGCATTGCTTTCAAGTTAATTTTGTTGTTAAATTCCGCCGCTTCTTATACACGCAAAACGTTATTTCATAAACTTAAAAGAATATTTAAAACCTTCATTAGTAAAGCTCTCGTCGAAGTCTTCTCCAATGTCTAAAATTAATTGTATGCCGTATGAATTACGGTGTTTTAAGCACTTAATTTGATTTTGATAAGTGATTACTTGCCTAGAAGTGTTTGCTGCTTTAGCTAACTTTTCGTGCGATCCGTACTTTACTAATAATAAGTCTAAAAATGTCATGTCTTTTTATTTTTATCAAAGATAATAATAATTTTCAATTAAGCAAACAAATAGTACTAATAAATATATTTTTAATTATTCTGCATTAAAAGTTTGCGTATTATAAAAAAATTTGTATTTTTGTCAAAACAAATAAATATTAATATTATGGAATCAGAACATTTAGACTTTATTTCGCCAGCAAAAGAAACGCCGAGAGATAAGAATTTCGATGACGTTTATTTACAATTAGATAGGCAAGATGCGCTAATTGTAGAAGAACATATCGACAACATCCCAAGGGTAAATTTTAACTACACTAATTGCGTAGAATTTCTTAAGAGCTACTTAGTTATATCAGTAGTGGAGGGAAATTATGAAGTAGTCAAATCAAACGAAAATGTTTGTAGGATTTCAATTAAAGGAAGCGTTCATGAGTTGTGGATTGGCAATGGTTTTGATAGTTTTAAATTTTACGAAGATTGGTTTAGCGAAAAGTCTTTTACAACTAATTCTGACTTTTCACAAAAGCAAAAAAAACAGGGTTATAAAATGGTACTTAAGAAAATATCAGAAATGCCAAAATCAGAAAAGATTGTGTTGCAAAATCAGATAGATAAATTAACTGCTAAAATGAAAGCTTTATGAAGATAGAATTAGTAAATGGTAGATGGCTTGTGAACGGAAAGGCATATGCTGAATTAACTCCAAACGAAATACAGATTTTAGATAACTTTTTTGAAAATTATAAAAACAAATGATTATGAGCAAATTACAATTTTTTGAAATGAGAGCCGAAGATATGGCTACATTGTATGATAGTACGTTTACCAAAAAAGAAGCTATTAAAACAGGCGAAAATTTAGTGCAAAACGTATTAGACAACGGTCAAGTTGGAGTTTTAGAATTGACTTGTAGTCTAGTAAGATTGCAAAAAGTAGTAAGTAGCGCAGTTTCTAAATTACGGAATCATTTACCAACTGAAAAAACCGAATTAATGGGTGTTACCTTTACGCCTACAAATGGAGGTAACACGGTAAATTATTCAGACGATGAAATTTACCGAACTATAAAGGCAGACCTTGACGCACGTACTGAACAGTTAAAACTAGCGCAAAAACAAGATGTGTTTGATGCTTATGGCAATCAGGTGCCAAAAGTTTCTACAACTCCCAGAAAAGATTCAATCACAATAAAATTTTAGTATAATGAAAAATTTAGCAACAGCATTGGTAAAAGCACAAATGGAAATGGTAACGCCAAAAAAAACCGCATTAAATCCATTTTTTAAAAACAAATACGCTGATTTAAACAGTATTTTAGAAGTGGTTTTGCCAGCATTCAATAACAATGGTATTGTAGTTTTGCAACCTACCACAACGGTCGAGGGAAAAAACTATGTTAGAACGATTTTAATGCATGAATCAGGCGAGCAAATAGAATCTTTGACCGAGATTATATTTTCAAAGATAAACGACGCACAAAGTCAAGGAAGTGGCATAAGCTACGCTAGACGTTACGGATTGCAAAGTTTTGTAAGCGTTGGAAGTGCAGATGACGATGGACAAAAGGCAGTTGAACCACCAAAGCCGTTAAATGCAGAGCAAAAGCAAAACGAAAAATATTTGATAGGTTGTAAAGATTTGGCAGAACTTGGAACAACTTGGAAAGGCTTTAATACAACCGAGCAAAAGAGAACCGAACCTTTAAAAAACGAATTAAAATTAAAATTAACCAATAAATAGAATATTATGAGCGCACTAATTAATTTAGGAATTAAGGGTAAGGATGGAAAGTACAAGCAGTACACAATTTCAATTTCAGACGAGGCAAACGATTACGGTCAAAACGTATCAATGTATTTATCACAAACCAAAGAGCAGCGTGAAGCCAAGGAAAAACGTACATACGTGGCAAATGGTCAAGTAATTTGGACGGA